AAAAAAATATAATATATAGTATATACATTAGAATAGTGGATGGAGTATTTTTGTAATATATGTAATAAAAAATATGTATCATATAAAAGCCTATGGAATCACAACAGTAAATATCATAAAACACCAAATAACACAGAAACCACCGTAACTACCACCGAGACACCACCTAAAAACACCCAAAAAATACAAATTAAATGTACTAACTGTAATATTAATTTTTCTAGAAAAGATTCATTAAATAGACATATAAAAAAGAATAAATGTAAAATACCTGATACTAAATCAGAAATAGAAGAAATGAAAAAAGAAATTGCAGAATATAAAACAGTAATGGAAATAGAAATGGAAAAACTAAGAGATATTATTAAAAAATCGCTTAAAATCCATCCAAAAACTCTACAAAAGATAAATAATACATTAAATAATAACACTAATAATGGTGTAATAAACAACATAACATATGTTCAGTTGGGTAATGAAGACTTGGTTAATGTATTATCAAAATCTGAAAAAAGAGGAATACTAAATCGTAAAGCTATGGGTATTAATGATTTAGTTGCACTAGTCCATTGCTCTGGTAAATATAAAGAATTCATGAATGTGTATATTACTAATTTACAAAACACAGTTGCATATCGTTATGATAAAAAAATAAATAATTTTATAGTTGTTAATAAAAATGAATTATTAGATGAAATAATAGATGCTCGCATTTATGATATCACTAAATTTTTGGAAGAAGCTGAAAAAGTATTGGAACCTAACACAGCTGCTGACATTAAAAGGATTATTAAAAAAATGGAACAAGATAATTCTTTCAAAGGCTTAAAAAAGGAAGAGATCAAGTTTATTTTATATAATAATAAAGAAAAGATTGCTACACAAAAAGAGCAACTAGAATTAGATAAAGAAAATGAATTAATTGTATAAGCATAAAAATTTTAATTTATTAATTAAAATTTTTATTTGGTCTTCTCTTAAAAAGCTAGATGAATAAGCGTCTGCTTATTAATATTGTTCAGTAATCATATTAATTTCAGAAGTATTAATACTAGAACGAGGTAAATTATTATTATTATTTTTAATGGATGTTGTAATTTCACTACTTACATAATTTTCAGTAGTTTCATAACCACCGGTTAATTCTGTTTCTTCTTCTTCTTTCTTATTTTTCTTTTCTTTTTTCTTCTTATTTTTCTTCTCAGAATCGGAATCAGAAATTGATTCAGAACTTGAATCTTCATGTGCAGATGAAGAAACATAATCTAATTCATCTGATTTTGTATTTGCTGATTCAGATTCTTCTACACTTGATTCTACTTGTTCTTCAGTAGTAGTCTTGTTAGAATTATCAGAATCATTAGTTTCTACTTTATTTTTATAACTATTTTTTTTCTTTTGAGCAGCTTTCTTATTCTTTTTAGGTTTTTCTTCTGAGCTAGAATCTTCATCTTCTTCTTCTCCAGAAGATGATGTATCAGAAGTTGAACTATCGTCTCCATCTATTTTACCACCAACTTGTTTATTTACACTTTCGGGTTTATTAACACCTTCAGGTTTCATTAATAAATTATACATTTCAGAACTTATAAATGGTGAAGTATCAGAAAATTCATTTTCAGTTTTAACTTTATTAGTAAGATTTTGGGGTTTAGAAAAAATATTATCAACTTCGCTAAATATTTCAGTTTCATTATTTTTTTCTATATTTAATTCCAATCTATTTAATAATAATTTAGAATCGTTTGATAAAAAACCTCCTGTTTTTTTATCATTATTTACTGTTTCTGTTTTCATTGAATTCCAATTTATAGTAGTATCACTATTATTGTCAGCTGGTTTATTATTAACATTATTGTCGTTTTTAATTATTGGTTGATCTTTTGTAATTATGTTTCCCATATATTAATATATAGAAATAATTTTTTAAATATTAAAGTTTTTTCTACTAAATATTAAAATGATTACAAATATTTCAGAATTAATTATTTTTAGTTTAATAATAATTTTTATTTATTCGATGTATAATTTAAGAAAATCTAAATTAACTATTGTCGAAGCAAGTGATACCGGTATGAATTTGATGGTATATAACGATAAAAATAAAAAAGCATCGGCTGACTTATTATCAGAAATAATAACTAAAATGTTTAAATTAAGAAATAATTTAATTAAAAATAAAGAAAAATTTCCTAACTTTATTAATTACATTGAATTATTAGAAGAAAATTTTAATAATGAAAGAACAAAAATTTATGAAAATGATCCTAATTCAGATTTAACTTCTTTCTCTGTTAATAAAGGTGAAGAAGTTGCTTTTTGTCTTAAAAGTAAAAGAACAGGTCGTTTACACGAAATAAATTTACTTTTATATGTAGCTATTCACGAAATGGCACATATGGCTTGTCCAGAAATAGGTCATGGTGATTTATTTAAAAAGATTTTTAATTTTTTAACATTACAAGCAATAGAACAAAATATATATGTCAAGGAAGATTATGCAGCAAATCCTATAGAATATTGTGGTATGATTTTATCATCTTCAATAGTATAAAAATTGATTTATAATTATATAAATATATATTATTATAATCATAATAATGAGCAAAAAATCGATTAAATTAATAAACGATGATTGTTTAAAATATTTAGAAAAATTGGAAGATAATTCTATAGATTGTGTAATAACAGATCCTCCGTATTTTATAGATAAATTAGATAGTTCTTGGTCAGCTAAAGAAGTTGCTGCTGAAAAACCAAATAGTCATATTAAGCATTTACCTAAGGGAATGAAATTTGATAAAGAACAAATAAAAAATTTATATGACTTTTATTTAAAATTATCTAATTTACTATTTAAAAAAATGAAACCTGGAGCATATTTTCTTTCATTTTCATCACCAAGACTTTATCACGCAATTGCAATGGCAAATGAAATAGCTGGATTTGAAATTAGAGATATGATTAATTGGGTATATACTCAAAGTATGCCAAAAGGAATGAGTATAAGTCATGTTATTAATAAAATGGATTTAACAGAACAACAAAAGATAGATTTAAAAGAAGAGTATAAAGATTTTAAAACCCCTCAAATTAAATCTTGTTTTGAACCAATTTGTGTAGCTATGAAACCTACGGAAGGAACATTTATTAAAAATGAATTAAGTTTTAAAACTGGTTTATTAGATTTTTCTAATAAAGTTGGTATTGATTTGGATAAAGTTCCAGCAAATATTATTACAACAGAAGAATTTAATCTACTTTATGATAAAAATTTTTTAATTCCTAAACCTACTAAAGAAGAAAAAGGAGATTTTAATACTCATATAACAGTTAAACCTATTCAAATTATGGAACATTTAATTAAAATTTTTAGTAAAAAGAAATCATTAGTTGTCGATCCTTTTATGGGTAGTGGAACAACTGGTGTAGCATGTAAAAATTTAGATAGAAAGTTTTTAGGAATTGAATTAAATAAAGAATATTTTGAAATTTGTAAGAAAAGAATAAATTAAACTTCTAAATTCTTCTCAAACTTTTTTTTAAGAGCCTCAAATATTTTCTTCTGTTCAGATTCAGTATAATATTTATCAATATTAGGAATTAATTCTTTTTCAGCAGTTGGCCACATTTTATGAAAATAATTATCCCACTTAAACTTATCTCTATATTTTCCTTGTAGAGGTGGTTGCCAAGCTAAATTTTTTTCAGAAGAATCAGCAATTGAAGGATCTAAATGCCCAAGTTGCCATTTATCATTTGGAGCATCTACTAAATTTACTTTCCACCAATTTTTAACATCATTAATTAATTTATCTTTATCACCACTAATAGTTGCATTTTTTCTTTTTTCAACATGAATTGGATTATATTCAAAAGGATATTTAATAGCATATTTAGTTCTTTCATCAAATTGTTTTGCAATTCCTTTTTGATCTATCTTATTAAACGCTTGCGATGCATCCTTACTTTTTAATCCAATTTGTTGAAAGAATTTTTCACAATCTTCTTTAATCAAATACTTTTTACCATGAACATCAGGATGACTTAACAATGCTAAAGCTTGAAAACTAATTGTTTTTTCTATTTTTCCTTTAGATTTCGTTTCTTTATTTGGTAATGTAATATTATTTTTATTACAAAAAGTTATAAATTTTTCTTCTAATTTTTCGAATGGAACTTTATATTTATCTATATCAATTCTTGAATATTCAACTTTGGTAGATTTGATATCCATTTTAGCAATATCTTCTGTTAATTTTTCCATTAATATATTTAATACTATATAATTATATTAATCTTCAATTTTTATTATATTTTCTAAATAGCTATAATATGAAAAATCCTATTAAAATAATTCACAAATTTAAAAATAATAATAAAATAATACAGTATAAAATTTTTATTTTTGTTGGTTCTTTATTAGAAGATAACATAATGAAAATATTAAAAATAATAGAGAATAAAGATTTTATATCTTCTTTTTTAGCATTATCAGATAAACAAATTAAAGAAATTACAAATTTTTATGGTGAAGAATGGTATAAATTCTTTTTTACTAGTTATTACATTAATAATCAAATAACATATTTAAAAAATAATAATAGTAAAAGAAAATTATTAGAAAATAAAATGGGTAAAGATTGGGTTGCTAAGTTACTTCAAATTAAAATAGCTACAGAAAGATCGCGTTCTTTCGCTGCAGCTGTAAAAGATTCTTATAATCCTTTAAAAATGGAAAATATGAAGAAAATGAAAACTTTAAATTTTAAAACTGTTAATGATGAAAAAACTGGTGGTGGTGCTAAAAGTTGTAATTTAATAAAAAATGATTTAAAAGGTGGTGATGAAGATGAAGAAAGTGATGATGAAAATGATTATTTAGATTCTGATAATGATACAGATAATATTAATAATGCTGAAACAAAATTAGACCCTAAAAAAGATGATGAAGAAGAAGAAAAACCTGTAACTGAAGAAGAATTAGATAATGCAATAGAAGAAACTTTGGAAGAAGAAATAGATTTAGATGAATTAGCTAAATTATATTCTTCAACTGATATTGAATCTGATAAAATGATTAAAGAAACTTCAAAATTAATTAGTGAAGCTATTAATGATAAAAAGTGGGATAAATCAATAGATACAATTACTACTGATTACGATGATTCTTTAGACACTGTTACTTACGATGGAAAAATAGAAGAAATTTATAATAAATATTACATAACTAATGAATATCTTTTTTTAGATGATACAATTAAAACTCTTAGAAATAAAATTGCAGTATCAATTTCTGCTAATCCTAAATTTGGAAAAAATAT